GCTGCTGAACAGCGCACAGACGATCGCCCACAAGAAGTGCGAGGACCAGCTCAAGGAGAAGGGGCGCGTCCGCCTGATCGTCGTCAAGGGCCGGCAGCAGGGGCTGTCGACCTACTTCCAAGCGCGGCAGCGGTGGAAGATCAAGCACGCCAAGGGTGCGCTGAAGGCCTACACGGTCAGCCACGAGATCAAGTCGACCCTGAACATGCTGGAGATGCAGCGGGTCTTCCAGCTGAACGAGCCGGAGTGGGCCCGCCCGAAGCTGGCGCAGTCGAACGCCAACGAGGTGGTGGTGGCCGGCAACCGGGCGCGACTCGAAGTGGTGACCGCGGGCACCGGCAACGTGGGACGATCGGGCACCGCCCAGATCCTGCACGGCAGCGAGGCTGCGTTCTGGCCTGACCCGAAGAGCACGTGGGCGGCGCTGGGGCAGGTGCTGCCGCTGCTGGACGGCACCGAGGCGTACATCGAGTCGACCGGCGACGGGCCGAACGACTTCGCCGACCGGGTGCGCGCGGCGACGGACGGGGGCTCGGACTACGAGGTCCTGTTCATCCCGTGGTTCCTGCAGACCGAGTACCGGATCGCGGTGCCCCCGGGCTTCAGGCCGGACGACGAGGAGATCGAGCTCATGGAGGCCTACGGGCTGATCCCTGAGCAGCTGGCGTGGCGCAGGCTGAAGATCGCGACCGACTTCCCGGATGACCCGGAGCGGTTCAGCCACGAGTACCCGAACACGATCGAGGAGGCATTCTCGGTCAGCACCAAGTCCAGCTTCCTGCCGATGACCCTCGTGGTCAAGAGCCAGAAGCGCGAGATGCCGGCCGAGGGCAAGCTGCTGGTGGGCTGCGACCCGGGCACCGGCGGAGAGAACGACCCCTGCGGGGTGGTGGTGCGGAAGGGCCGGCGGGTGCTGGCGGCGCGCAACTACCACAACATGGACACGATGAAGACGTCCGGGATGGTGGCGAAGCTCATCGTCCAGCACAAGGACACCGACTACGGGATCATGACGTTCATCGACGTCAACGGCCTCGGGGCAGGCGTCTACGACCGTCTGGTGGAGCTGGGGTTCGGCCCGTGGGTCACCCCGGTGATGGCGAGCGAGACCGCGATCGACGAGCGGCAGTACGCCAACCGGCGGGCGGAGATGGCCGACGAGATGCTCCAGTGGATGAAGCTGGGGTGCCAGCTGCCGGAGGGCAGCGAGATCCAGCGGGACCTGACGGCGACAGGCAGGGACGTGGACTCCGGCGGCCGCCTGCGGCTGCAGAACAAGAAGATGGTGAAGAAGGAGTCGGGCATCAGCCCCGGCATCTTCGACGCCCTGAGCTACACCTTCGCCCAGCCGACGCACATCAAGCGGCTGCAGGAGAAGACGATCGACGACGGCAGCTACACTGGTGCCGACGTCTGGGAGCTGGCCTGACCCAACCCGGGGACGGTACAATTCCCTCTGGTGGCCGTGCATGGATTCTTCCCTCAACGAGGGCGGCGACTGTGACGGGACACGGCCACCAACCCTACACTGGAGGACGCATGCAAGTCGAGATCGGACCGCGATCGCTGCAGGACATGATCGAGGGAGTCGCCCGCAAGGCACTGCGGGAGGAGATGAACTCGAAGCTCGCCTCCGCGAAGGAGTCGGCTGACGGGCAGGCCGAAGCCAACCAGAGGCTGATCATCGGCGAGCTGGGACGGTTCAACGATGCGCTGCCCGAGACCGACCCGAGGAAGATGTCGCCGGCGCAGCTGGCCGCCCGGATCGCGGACGTGCCGAAGGCCTCGCGGTTCTTCCGGCGGATGGGCGGACTGAGGGGCGACGACTCCAAGCCCGAGAAGGATGCCATCTGATGAGCACGATCGGGTGGACGGCCGTCGCGCTGGCGGCCTTGATCGGCCTCGCCGGCGCAGGGATCGCGATGTACGTGCTCTGGCACCTCATCCTCATTGGGAAGGCGATCGCAGCCTTCTACGTGGAAGACCGAAACCTCTGAGCGTGCGGCTGTCGGCCGCATTCGCCGTACTGGCGCTGCACTCCGGCCCCTTCCTCGACCTGAGCTGGGCGAAGGAGCCCGAGAAGAAGCAGGTGGCGGTGGCCTACCTCGGTGGCTACGCTGACCGGGCGTTCAGGGACAAGGAGGACTCACCCGGAGGTCTGGCCTGCGCCGAGCAATACGTCGGCGTGGGCTTCAAGCACAGCTGGGAGGGGAAGGTCACCGAGATCCAGAAGGGCGGGCCGGCGTGGCGCGCGGGCATCCGGATCGCAGACGTCATGATCCGGTACAGTGACGAGGGCGACCGCTACCGCTTCACAATGAAACGCGGCAACGAGTACCGCGACTACATGATCCTCAAGGATCAGATCTGCATGGAGGAGTGATGGAACCACTGGTACGAGGGATGGGGCAGGCCCCGGCGAGCGGACTCCCGCCCGGCGGCATGATCAAGCCCAAGTTCGCGGGGGCAGCTCCGTCGAACCCGGTAGGGCCGAGCGCGGTGCAGGCTGGCGCCGCAGGGCCGCCACCCGGGGCTCCGCCGAAGAAGGCAACCGGCAAGGGGCCGAAGGGACCGGTGGGCCCGCGGCCGAATGCAGTCGCCACCCCGAACCTCGGGAAGTCGATGGTGGTGCCCGAGGCGATGCGTGAACAGGAAACCAAGTAGGAGGCACGATGGCAGAGAAGAAGCTGAGCTGGGACGAGTACCGAGCGAACTACCCGCAGCCGTACGACCTATCGGTCTACGTGGGCAAGCCGCTGAGCGAGTACCCGGCCGACTACGACGAGATGCGCAAGGCCAACCTGCGCTGGCACGCCGTCTACATCCGCAACCACGCGCCGTACATCGGGCCCGAGCTGCTGCTCAACCCGTTCGTGCGCGGCGGCTGGTTCTACGGGATGAACGGCAAGCAGGAGTACATCCCGGATCCGGAAGCGCGCCCGGAGGTGGACTGGGAAGCTGAGTCTGCCGCTGGCCGCCAGGTGATCGGCCCTGCCGTTCCCGCATACGGCTCGATCCCGGCCGTCCGGGTGAAGGAGGCCGTCTCCGTGGTCGGCGAGGTCCCGCGCGAGAGCCGCAAGAGCAAGTGGCGCAGGATGCTGGAAGCGTTGCGCATCGCGCGCCGTGACCGCTAGGAAGCGCTACAGGGCGCCGCTGAGGAAGCGGCTGCTCAACTGGCTGCGGGTGCCGGCGAAGGTCGGCATCAAGCTGCTGGTGCCCCTGTACGCGATCTGGGGCAAGTACCCGAGCTGGATGGTCACGCCGGACGATCCGGTGAGCCCATTCGGCTCGGGCACCACGAAGGGCGCCAGCAACGAGCCGACCGTCCGGAAGGTGTACGCAAAGTTCGGACGCTACATCGGCGACGTCTACTGGCTGGCGTGGCGCAACTCCGGCTACGGGCTGGCCTACGCGGCGAAGCCCGACTGGCTGAAGCGGCCGGGCCTGCGGTACATGGACCAGCGGATCGACGACGAGCGCTACCCGCCGGCGGACGGGCACCTTGACAAGTTCGGCAACTTCGTCGAGGAGGCGCCGGGCGAGGGCACGCTGTGGGTCCGCTGTCCGGACGGCACGTGGCTGTGGGAGACGACGAGGCGATGGGGCCCGATCTACCTGATCACGGGCTACCGGCTGAGCGCGGTCTGCATGGGCGCGCTGGAGGACTGGAGGCGGATCGCTGGCGGCTACAAGCCGGTGCCGCGGCCACTGCACCACCCGAACATGGACGGCAGGCCGATCGTGAGCCTGCGGACGAAGAGGACAATGTGACCGAGCCGATCATCTGCTTCCGCTGCTCGCAGGAGATTGCCCGCGGGCACGCGATGCACTTCGAGGGAGACCGCGCGGTGCACAAGGGATGCTACGGCAAGGTCTTCGAGCCGAAGCTCCCGGCGCTGCAGGACTTCGAGCTGCCGCTGTGGATCATGACTCGGGAGGAGTTCAAGATGCGGGCGTGGACCGCACTGACGCTCCTGCTGCTGCTTGCGCTGGTGATGTTGTGAGGCCGCTGGTCGACCCGAAGCTGGCCGGGGTCCATCCTGACCTGCAACGGGTTGTCGGCCGCTGCTGGCTGAACCTCGGTGGGTCGGGATTCAGGGTGGGAGAGGGCCTGCGGACACTGGTGCGCCAGCGGCAGCTGGTGGCCTCAGGCGCCAGCCAGACGATGGACAGCCGGCATCTGACCGGCCACGCGGTCGACCTGCACGCCACCGTCGGAAGAGCGGTGCGGTGGGACTGGCCGCTGTACTACCTGCTGGCAGACGCGATGGCGCTGGCAGCGAATCAGGAGAATGTGCCTCTGCGCTGGGGCGGCTGCTGGGACCGCGAGTGTGGCTCGTGGATCTCCGGTGCCGAGCATGAGAGCATGGACTACGTGGCGCGCCGCAAGGCAATGGGCGAGCGCGCCTTCCTTGACGGGCCGCACTTCGAGCTGCCGCGCAGGGCCTACCCAGCACGGTGACCGTAGCTCAGAGGAAGAGCGTCGGACTGTGACCCCGGAGGGCGTGGGCTCGAAACCCACCGGTCACCCCACTGTTCACGGATCGTGAACGAGCCCGGGAACTGAACGCGAGCGCATCCATTGGCGAGGTAAGCTGGCTGTAACCCAGTGGCCGCAGTGCTGTGGTGGTTCGACTCCATCCGCTCGCACCAATCGTAGTGTGGCTACGACAACTCGTAGCGTATCAAGAATGATACACAAGCCACGTTGTGTATCACCGAGGGCACAGAGACTATACGCAATGACTGACACTGAGCTGCTCGACAGGCTGGAAGAGGCGATCCGGGAGTACGGGGCGCACAACATCTTCATGGTGTCGCGCTCCGACCGACTGATCGCGGTGGAGGTGCAGGACACCTCAGACGCGCAGCCGGCCACCAGCGCGCACGCGACCATCCGCGGGGTGATCGAGGAGCTGGTGACGAAGATGAAGCGCGAGAGCAGAGGGATACTGCATTGATCTGCGAGCTGATCCGGAAGTTCCGGGAGGAGAAGCCCGAGGCGAAGCAGATCATGCTCACCAGAGGGCAGCATGAGACGCTGTGCAACGAGCTGGTCCAGCAGGAGGGCCGGCCCATTCGTGTGCTGATGTTCGACGGCCTGCGGGTCAGAATCATTGGAGACGCCTGATGGCGATTGACCGGGAAGAAGAGGAACTGTTGCTGGACCCCGAGAACCCTGCCGAAGAGCAGGCCGAGGCGCTGTCGCAGGAAGAGGCGATGGCTGTCTGGGATGAGGAGGATCCGGAAGCGGCCGCGATGGAGCAGCAGATGATGCTGGTCACCTCGCTGGCTGAGGCGGCCCGGCAGATGGTCAAGGAGGCGCGCGACGCGCGGGACGCCTCCGGGGTCGAGCGGCGGTGGGACGAGGACCGGGCGAACTACTACGGTGCCGACTTCGAGTTCGGCGACCGCGACAGCGTTGTCGACCGCGCCAGCGAGAACACCGGCAACGCGGAGACGAAGGTCACGAAGTCCCGGATCGGGGTGAACATCACACGGCCGAAGGTCAACACCGCGACCTCCCGCCTGATCGACATGAAGTTCCCGACGGACGAGCGCAACTGGAAGCTCCAGCCGACGCCGAACCCGAGTCTGTCGAGCAAGCTCAACGACCAGACGATCATGACGCAGGGCGGCAAGCCCCTCATGAAGAAGGGCGAGAACGGCCAGCTTGAGCCGGTCCGCGGTGGCGACGTCGCGAAGCAGGAGATGCAGGAGGCGGAGCGCTCCGCCAACGCGATGCAGCGGGAGATCGACGACCAGCTGGTCGAGTGCGACTTCGTGGGCGAGGCGCGCAAGGCAGTCTCCGACGAGGTGTTGCTGGGCACCGGCATCATGTGCGGCCCGGTGCCGCGGCAGGTCGAGAAGAAGGCGTGGATCAAGGGCGAGGACGGCCGCTGGGTGATGCAGCTGGAGACCAAGCTCGTCCCCTACAGCCGCCGCGTCAACCCGCTCGATGCGTTCCCCGACCCCGCTGGGCAGGGCGACATCAAGAAGTGCCGCTACTTCGTCGAGCGGTTCTACTACAACACGAAGACCCTCAGCCAGATCAAGGGAGACCCGGGCGCGCTCGACCCGGTGATCGACCAGTGCATCAAGGAAGGGCCGACTACCGTGGTGTCGGGCAACGACCCGCACACTCGCAGGTTCCTCGACGGCGACTACGAGCTCGACAGCCGCAACCTCTTCGAGGCGTTCCTCGTCACCGGGATGTTCCCGATCCGGCAGCTTGAGGCGGCCGGCGTCGAGATCCCCGAGGAGCTGCTGGACCGGGACAACGTGAGTGGCTGCGTGCTGCTCGTGAACGACAAGCCGGTCAAGGTCTACCTGAACCCGCTGGACTCGGGCGACCTGCCGTACGATATGTTCCACTACGAGCGGATCGACGGCCAGCCGTGGGGCGTGGGCGTCGCCTTCATCGTGCGGAACCCGCAGCGTGTCGTGCGCGCCGCGTGGCGCATGCTCATGGACAACGCCGCCAACAACATCGGCGGCCAGATCATCATCAACCGTCAGGGCGTCACCCCGGCCAACGGCTCGTGGAAGATGACCGGCGGGAAGATCTGGTGGTTCAACCCGCAGGCCGGGCAGGGCCAGAACCTCCGGGTGGAGGACGTCTTCCGGCAGTGGAACGCCGACTCCCGGATCAGCGAGCTGCTGAAGATCATCGAGTTCGCGATGAAGTTCGCGGAGGACGAGTCCTCGATGCCGGCGCTGCTGGAGGGCAATCAGGGCAAGGCGAGCCCGACCGCCACCGGCATGCAGCTGCTGGACAGCAACGCCAACACCGTGCTGATGCGGCTGGTGCGGCAGGGCGAGGACCTGCTGATCAAGCCCCACCTGCGGCGCTACTACGACTACAACATGCAGTGGTCGGAGAACGAGGACGTGAAGGGCGACTTCGACATCGTGCCGCTGTCGGTCAGCGCGCTGCGGCAGAAGACGCTCGACATCCAAGGGATGATGCTGGTGGGCCAGCACGTGGCGCACCCGGCCTTCGCGAAGTTCCACAAGTCCGGCGGCTACGACTGGCTGCGGCGCTTCTACAGCCTGAACCGGATCAACCCGGACGACGTGCTGATCAGCCCGGACGACGCGGAGCAGGCGCTGAAGGCGGAGGCGGAGAAGGGCCCGCCGCCCGACCCGAGGCTGATCGTCGCCGACCTGAACGCGAAGGTGAAGGGCATCGAGCTCGACCAAGCGCGCGCGGAGGCGGCCGAAGAACGCGAGCATCGCAAGAACGAGAAGATGCTCGACTACCAGATGACTCTGCTGCGATACGCCACCCAGCGGCAGATCTCGCTCGAACAGGCCCAGAAGGAGTTCGATGCGCTCGTGCTGAAGATCGAGCACGAGGAACGGATGCAGCAACGGGAGGCACTGGTCAAGGGCGAGTTCGGCTCAGGCCTCTGATCTGTCAGAAATCTGCATTCTTTCTCAGGAGAAAATCGTTATGCGTGAAGGACATACGCCATTCAAGGTTCTGGGGTTCGAGCAGGTCACCAGCATCGCCACCGCCAAGAAGCTCCCGACCGTCCCGAACGGCTGCACCGCCTGCCTGATTCAGGCCGAGGCGCAGCCGGTCCGCTGGCGCGTGGGGGCCGACCCGACGACCGCCATAGGTATGCGACTACTCACTACCGAGGAGGCGCTCTTCCTGCCTTTCGCTCCGCATGACGTGCGGGTGATCGAGGAGGCGTCGGCCGGCAAGGTCAATGTTACGTATCTCGGTCAGTGAGCGCTCGGGAACTTTTTGTGAGTTTCGCTGTCCAAGGTATTGAGGCGCCAGAATTTGGCACCCCGCTGTGGCGCAAGATCACAGCGCATCTTCGGGACCGGATCGAGCTACACCGGACCACCCTCGAAGACCCTGACCTCGACGACAAGGAGACCGCGATGGTGCGGGCTCGGATCGCCGAGTGTCGTCACCTCCTGAACCTCCCGCGGTGGATTGCGGCAGGGCAGGAGATAGCGCCCCCGGATACGGACTACTACTGATTCGCGGGATCGGAG